CTTACAGGCTCTCTTTTGTGGAGAACTAGGAGATATTATGAAACAAGAAATCAACTTATTAAAAGTACCATTCTTTGGTGCTGAATTATTGTTAGTTGAGCATAATGAACAGCCTTATGTTGTAATGAAAACGATCACAGAAAGTATCGGACTTTCTTGGCAAGGTCAGCACGAGAAGTTACTTGAGCATTTTAGCAAAGGTATCAAGGAAATCCTGATACCTACAAATGGTGGTGTTCAGCAAATGATTTGTATGAATTTGCGTAAATTTCCTGCTTGGCTCTATTCGTTACAACCTAAGAAAATTTCTGATCCGATAAAACGAGCAAAAATTATTGCTTTTAAAGAAGAATGCGATGAAGTGTTATGGCAATACTGGACAACGGGTATTGCAACACGGGAAACGGTCAAAGAAAAACTGGCAGAAATTGATGAGTTTGAGAAATTATCAAAGCAAAATGGCACAAATGGTAGCCATTTAATGTTACAACGTAAAAAAGAAATTAAAGAAATTGAAATGTTGCGTGCGAACGTTGTTCAACTTGATTTATTTCAGCATTTTAATTTGACAGCCCACTAATTGAGTAGTAATATCCACCCCATAGGCGTCAGAAACCTAACAAAAGCGGCATTCCGCACCCGTCAGACAAGCGGTTTTTTTATATCTAAATTTTGCAGATCGTTTTTCCTTACCATTAAAAAACGATTTGAAAACTCAATGTCGAGAGGGCGGAGAATACAACACCCTTCGGGGGAATAATCCCGGTCGTTCTTTTGTCGGCTTCTGAACCTCTCGACTCCCTATAAAATAGGGAAAAACTTCAGAAATAAACAAAAGGAGTCAATTATGACTAATCAAATCTCTACTCAAGTAATCTCTTTTCACGGTTCAGAACTTATCACATTAAAAGTCGATGACGTAATCTATACAGCGGTTCGCCCAATCGTTGAAGCGTTAGGGCTTTCTTGGGGTTCACAACAGAGAAAACTTGAAAATTCAAAGGAAAAGTTCAGTTGTACTCATATGAAAACAACTGGAAATGACGGCAAAACATACGAAATGCTCTGTATGCCCCTTAAAAAACTCAACGGCTGGCTATTTAGCATTAACCCTGAAAAAGTAAGAGCAGACTTGCGAGAAAAAGTAATCCAATATCAAGAAGAATGTTTTGAAGCACTCTACAACTACTGGCACTTTGGAAAAGCCGAACGCACGATTAACCCAGAACAACAGCAAGCAATCCAAGAGGCAGTCGTGAAAGCTCATCACCGTACTGGAATGAGTTACGCAGAAATCTATCGCCAACTTAAAAGTCTGTTTAAAGTGGGCAAATACGACCAACTCAAACCCTCACAATTTGAAGGTGCCATCAACTTTCTAACCACACTCGGTAACAGCTACCCCCCGATTGACCGAATGGATAATCTGGAGCTAACCGAACAAGAATGGCTAGACTGGCAAAACTTCTACTACACCGTCACAAGATTTTCCGAAAGCGTAGAAGCCCTAATGCACACATTACGCCCATTCCGTAGTCATCAGCAAAACAGCGTAGAATTTAACTTGGACGTGGTTCAGCGATATATTCGCACGACCAACCCAGCCGTCAGAAAAATTAACGACCGCATCAACCGCACCAATCGCCGACCGCTTGCAATCGGACACTACAACGAATCCGCAACCTCAGTCGCAGTATTTAAATAAACCTTAAATACTCAACCGACCTCACCTGAAACAACGTGAGGCGGTTTCCCACTCCTCAAATTTAAGGAATGCACCATGACTGAAAAACAACTCCGCCTACAAATCAAATGGTACTGGCACAACTTCGCCCAAACAGGCAACATCGAATACTGGTACAAAGGCTACAACGCCTTCAACCAACTCGCAAAACTGCTCGGCTTATAATTCGTAAACCACAGCTAAAAAAAGACCGCTTGTGAACCATCGCAAGCGGCTTTGGGCGTGGTTAAAATTTAGATAAAACGAAACCCCGAACACTCGCAATGTTCGGGGTTTTTTTATTACCCCTTACATACACTAAGGAGCAATTTTGAATGAATGATAAACGATTTACGTTTAAATTTCTAGGAGTTCTTATGGAAGCAATCAATATCACACCTAAAGAAATTCGCAAAACAATGTGGACAGCAGCAATTATTCTTTTCTTGTTTGCCTTTATTTGGAAATTTCCAGAATTTATTACCGCAATCCGTTGGTGGTAACAATGAACCTACTTGAAAAAACTATCGCCACGCTTGCCCCTAGTTGGGCAGCAAATAGGGCAAAGCAGCGTTATGTGCTCAATGCCTATGAAGCGGCATTGCCGAATCGAACCCATAAAGCCACTAGAGAAAGCCAAGGGGCGAACAGTGCCGTTCGACAAAGTGCAGTTTCGCTTCGTGAACAAGCCCGTGCGTTAGATCAAAATCACGACATCGTGATCGGCATTTTAGACAAAATGGAAGAGCGCGTGATTGGCTCAAAAGGCATTCACATTGAACCGCAACCGCTGAATATGGACGGTGAAGTGAATGAAGAATTAGCGGAAACTATCCGCAAAAAATGGGCAGAGTGGTCAATTACCCCTGAAGTAACAGGGCAATTTACCCGCCCCGAATTAGAACGAATGTTACTGCGCACTTGGTTACGTGATGGCGAAGTCTTTGTTCAGCTAGTGAAAGGGCAAGTGGCAGGCTTAAAACACGCCACTCAGATTGCCTTTTCGCTAGAAGCCCTAGAGCCTGATTTTGTGCCAATGCAAACGGACGAACAGCAACGCTTACTGCAAGGTATTTTTATCAATGCGTGGCGAAAACCGATCAGCTATCTCGTCTATCTGGAAAATCCGCAAGAAAACTTCCGCACTTTAGACAAAGTGAAACAGGTTTCTGCAGAAAATATGTTGCACCTTTCCTTTAAAAAACGCCTGCACCAGTTGCGTGGCGTTTCAATGTTGCACGGTGTGATTGTTCGCCTCGCAGATTTGAAAGATTACGAAGAGAGCGAACGTGTTGCCGCTCGCATTGCTGCGGCAATGACGATGTATATTAAAAAGGGGGATGCAGCACTCTATGGCGAAGACGATACAGGTGCACAAGCAGAACGCTATTTTGACATCGCTCCTGGTGCGGTGATTGATGATTTAAAACCGGGTGAAGATATTGGTTTAATCAATTCCAATCGTCCGAACACCAATCTGGAAGGGTTCCGCAATGGACAGTTACGTGCAACCGCAGCAGGTACACGCTCCAGCTATTCCAGTATCGCTCGTGATTATAACGGTACTTATTCCGCTCAACGCCAAGAATTAGTGGAAAGTTTCGAAGGCTATGCGGTGTTACAAGATGCTTTTGTCGCACAAATTTCCCGCCCAATTTACCGAGAATGGCTAAAAATGGCGATTTTAAGCGGAGAAATTGACGTACCAGCTCAAATAGATCAAACCGCCTTATTCAATGCGGTATATTCAGGTCCAGTGATGCCGTGGATTGATCCAATTAAAGAGGCGAATGCCTGGAAAGAACGGATTAAAGGCGGATTAGCAACGGAAAGCCAAGCGGTACGAGCAAGTGGAAGTAATCCTGCTGAAGTCAAACGTCGCCGACGGGTGGAAGTGGAAGAAAACAAAAAATACGGCTTGAAGTTCGATACGGATTTAACCAACACCCAAGTGGCAACAAGCGGTGGATTTTCTTCACAGAAAGACGAAATTAATTTAGATGAATAAAGCCCCAAGTGCGCGAACACTCGGGGCTTTTTATTTCCTATTTCATCAAGGAGTTTAGGAAAATGAACGCACAACTCTCATCACTCAGATTCTGGGGGTTATGGTTACTGGGGTTTTTAATTGCCAGTGCCATTTTTATTAATGCAATTAAATGGTGGTAACAATGAAATGGTACAACATTAATGCTAAATCTACCGATACCGCAGAAATTTCAATTTACGATGAAATCGGCGGGTGGGGCGTTTCGGCACAACAATTCTCTAAGGATTTTAAAGCCTTGGGCAATAATCTCAAACAAATTAACCTGCATATCCATTCGCCAGGGGGCGATGTGTTTGATGGCATTGCTATCTACAACTTGCTGAAAAATCACCCTGCCAACAAGACCGTCACCATTGACGGTCTTGCTGCTTCTATGGCATCGGTTATCGCAATGGCGGGCAACGAAATCATTATGCCTGAAAATGCGATGATGATGATCCACAAGCCTTGGGGTATTCAAGGCGGTGATGCTGAGGATATGCGTAAATACGCCGATTTACTGGATAAAGTGGAAGATACCCTCATTCCCGCTTATGCGGCAAAAACAGGTAAATCTGCCGAAGAACTGGCGGAAATGCTGGCTGCGGAAACGTGGCTGAATGGCAAAGAGTGTGTTGAACACGGCTTTGCCGACAAACTCGCTGAGCCGGTGAAGGCAATGGCACAACTTCAATCTAAACGTTTAGGAGACTATACCAATATGCCAAAAGCAATCAAAGATATGCTGATGAAGCCTCAAGGCAATGCAGCAACCACAACTCCCGCACCACAAGCAACCGCAGAACCGACTGCAACACCACAAGCAGCCGCTCCACAAGTGGTCACGGTAGATAACACCGCCCAAGTAAAAGCGGAAATGGAAAAACGCAATGCAGCAATCAAAGCGGTATTCGCCCAATTTGGTGACAAGTACAACGATTTGCTGGTGGAATGTTTGGGCGATTTATCCGTGACCGCGGAAATGGCGAAAGACAAGTTACTGGCGAAACTCGGTGCAAACACCACGCCAAGCGTACCTGCTGCCAATGTGTATGCCGATAACGGTAACTTAGTGGGCGACAGCGTAAAACAAGCCTTACTTGCCCGTGCAGGCATCGATAAAGACGCGGCAAATATGAAAGATAACGCCTACACTGCAATGAGCTTGCGTGAATTAGCACGTGCGTCGTTAACGGATCGCGGTGTGAGTGTTGCAGGTCAAAACGTAATGGGAATGGTGGGGATGGCATTTACACACTCAACCAGCGATTTCGGGCAAATCTTGATTGATGTGGCACATAAATCACTCATCAAAGGCTGGGAAACGGCGAACGAAAATTACGACCAATTTACCAGTCGCGGCATTTTAACCGACTTCCGACCGGCAAAACGTGTGGGCTTGGGTGAGTTCGGTTACTTACCAACCGTGGGTGAGGGTGAAGAATACACCTACGGCACGATTGGCGATGAAGGTGCACAAGTAGCACTTGCCACCTACGGGCAAATGTTCAGCATTACCCGTCAGGCAATCATCAATGACGATATGCACCTATTAACCACGATCCCGTCAAAAATGGGGCAAGCAGCACGTGCAACCATTGCGAAACTGGTGTTTAGCTTACTCACAGGCAACGCCACCGCACAAGATGGCAAGAAATTGTTTGATGCTTCGCACAAAAATAGCCTCACAGGTGCAGCATTAGATGTTGCGAACATCGACAAAGCCATTCAAATGATGAACGGTTTTGTGAACGTACGCGGTGAACCGCTCTCCATTGAGCCAGAATTTATGCTGGTGCCAACTGCATTGCACACCCGTGCTAAACAGGTGCTAGGTTCAGCTTCAGTCGAAGGGGCGGACATCAACAGTGGCATTATCAACCCAATTCGCGACATCGTGCCAACGATTAAATCACCACGCTTACAGCTTGCTGATTCGAAATCGTGGTATCTCATCAACAAACAGGCGATCGAAGTCTCTTACCTCGATGGTGTGGAATCGCCATACATCGAGCAACAACAAGGCTTCAATATTGATGGCGTGACGACAAAAGTGCGTATTGATGCAGGCGTGAACGTGATTGATTATCGTGGGATTGTGAAAGTGACAAACGCGTAAGCGGTCGGATTTTAACAACAAAAGGCGAAGCCCCGTGTAACGGCAAATTACACGGGGCTTCTTTCATTCCAACTTCCAACTCAAGAAGGAATAACAAGTGGATTATATCCTAATTAGAGAGATGCGTAAAATGCTGAAAATGTATTTAGAACATACGCAAATTAAAGTGCTCGTTTGGGCAATGTTATTTATCGGCTTTATTTTCGCCATTGCCAATTTAATTACGGCAATTAAGTGGTGGTAGAGCAAACAAGGAGCTAACAATGGCAAAAAACTATATTCAAGACGGCAATACTATTCGTTTTAGTGCAAATCAAAACATTAAAAGCGGTGATGTGGTGATGGTAAACGAACTTGCCGCAGTGGCAATTACCGATGTTGCCACGGGCGATGACGGCGTAGGCTTAACAGTAGGCGTGTTTACCGTCAAAGCGAAACAAGCAGACGACATCAAACAAGGCGATGTGCTTTACTGGTCAGAGTCAGAAGGGGCAACCAAAACCGCAGGTAGTAACAAACGCTTAGGTATTGCATGGCGTAATAGTGGCACGATGTCGGCAGAAGTGGATGTAAAAATCAATGCCTAGCTTGTTTGACAAAGTCTTGGCGGAGGCGGACAACACCATCAAACAGGTAATGATGTCCGCCTTTACCATTAACGGCAAACGTTATCAAGCCGTGCTCGATGAATCGCCCAACTTGATGCAGTATGAAGATAACCGCATCAACGGCACTACTCGTACGCTCACGTTGTTTAAATCTTCAGGTTATCAACCAAAAATAGGCGATCTGATTAAACAAGGTCGAGCAGAGTACATCGTGCGAGGGTTTAACTTTAACGATGAGCTGATTATCTTACAACTGGAGTAATGAATGAGTGCAACAATTAGCGGGTTAGATCAGATTATTGCCAATGCGAATCGAATAGCCCAGAAACAGCTACCACGAGCCACTGCAACGGCAATTAACCGTATTGCGAAACAAGCGATGCGAAAAAGTACCCGTTCTGTTGCCAAAGAAGTGAAAGTGCCGACAAAATTAGTGCGAAGCCGTGCAAGGTTACGCCAAAAAGCCTCGGTGCGTAAATTGATGGCAAAAATTAGCGTAAACCGTGGCAACTTGCCTGTTTTTCGATTGTTGGAAGATGGCAAGCGTAAAATTCGTGTGAGCAAAGGGCAAATCCGCATTGGGCAACATCGCATTCAACGAGGTTTTATTCAAAAACTCAAAAATGGACACACGCAAGTAATGCAACGCAAAGGGCGGGAGCGTTATCCGATTGATGTGGTGAAAGTCCCTTTAGCTACGCCGCTTACTAACGCCTTTCATCGAGAACTGAAAGATTACGAAGCACAAATCAAAGTGGAACTCACTCAAACGCTGAGAGCAACTTTACGGAGGTAACCATGCAAATCCACACTAAAATTCGCCAACAAGTGATGGCACAACTGAAAAACAGCATCAAAAACGTTGAGCATTTTTATTCAGGCAGACCGCTTTTTGTGGATATCGATCAGCAAAAAGTGGCGATTGCCGTGTTTATTGAAGATGCAGAATGTGAAGACATTAGCAACTGCAATCGACAATGGAATGCAACACTAAATGTCGCGGTTTATCTGAAAACTAATCAAGGTGAAGATGAACTTGATGTCCTTGCTGAACAAATCAAAAACGAGCTTGATGAGGAAACGCCTGATTTGCTTGATACCTGCAGCTTAATGGGCTACGACATTGAGCAAGATCAAACCAACCGCACTTGGTTTATCGCCACCGTGCGTTATCAAATTAACTATGAGGACTAATTATGGCAACTCAAACGACCCCCTTTCAAGGGACTAAATTTTATCTTGGTACAGGCTTAAGCACTGAAAAAGCCATTACGGCTTGCACCGTTTCACCAGCACCTACCATTACCGCAGCAGGTTTAGGTGCGAAAGCGGGCGACTTTGTCAAAATTACCGGGCTTGGCTCATTAGATGGCTACTATCCTGTGAAATCGGTTGCAACGGATGTTGTCACTTTTGCCGATGAAGTTGATTGGACAGCTCAAGATAAGCCGACCAATTTTGCCACCGCAAAAGCATCTGTGGTGCAATGGTCGTCTAACTTCTGTGCGATTAAAAACATTGAAGGTGATGGCGACACATTAGGCGAAGAAGATGTGACAACCATGTGCTCGGAAGGCACGGAAACAGAGGCGGGCGAAATTGAATACGGCTCAATCAAACTCACGTTCTTCTACGCACCGGCAACAGCAATGCAGCAAGATCTACGCAAAAAATTCTTCGCCAAAGAAACTTTCCCTTGGAAAATGGTGTTGAAAAAAGAACAAGGCTCGCTTTACGGCACAGGCTTTATCCAAACTTCACCAAACTGGAGTGGTGAAGTGAAAGGTAAGTTTGAATCAGGCGTCACGATTAAAAAATCGAAACGCGATTATCATTTGCCAGCCTAAGCGGTCGGATTTTCCGCTAAAAATGCGAAACCCCAAGTAACAGCGAATTACTTGGGGTTTCTTTCATTCCAACTATGGAGCATTAAAATGACCCTACGTACCCAACTATTATCCCGTAAACCCCAAATTACCCCCATCACTCTCATGGGCGATCAGTACTACATCAAACCGCTTACCGTGGGCGAAATGAACCGTCAGATTTTTGAACAACGCCAAGACCTGATTAAACTTGCCGAAAAAGCGGGTGTTGCACTTCCCTCTCCTGAAGATAAAACCTTTGATGAAGTGTTAGAAAAATTCGCTCAACAATATCAACTCCCTCGTGCAATGGCTTCACGCTTATGCGATGAAAAAGGTGTGTTGTTATTTGATGCGGATAATTTAGATGACTTGAAAGCATTATCTGAACTCGATGCAAAATTGATTTCAGATTTTAATCAAGCAATGGCGGCAGAACTCCCAAAAGCCTTAGTGAGCGAAGAAAATTCCAACTAACCCTTTCGCTCGCACTAGGAAAAACGCTGGCAGAAATTGAACAAATGCCCGAAGAACACTTGACGGAATATCAACTATTTTATCAAGAACAACCTTTCGGGCTTTGGCGTGAAGATTATCGTACAGCACAAATTGCCTATTTATTGGCAGCCGTGAATAGCGATCCGAAAAAATCGCCACCAAAACTCACCGAATTTATGCCGTTT